TGAACGATCCGATAGGGCAGGACGAATAACTTCAGGAAATAGCGACTCAGGCATCTGAGCCATCTCATCAAGAACTGCGCCATCTAAAAATATTCCTCTCAAACTATCTGGTGTCTCACCACCAAGTAAATTAATCCGCGCCCCATTTGGTAAATCACAACGGAGTTCCGTTTCGTGAAATCGGGTTCCCGGTATCTTATTACTAAAATCCTTTAGGTAATCCCAAGCTACACTTTTCGCCTGCCGATATGTGGGGGCGATATATGCGTATCTAGGGTTCTTCTTCTGGTTAAGAATAGCGTCCCGTAGAACGTGATTTATGGCCCAGACTGTCTTTCCCCATCTACGATGACAAACGACCACTCCCCAGCGCTTATTCTGCATCTCAGAGTGCAATTTAGCCTGCAATGGCCTTGGTGAATATGGTATCTCTATCTTCATTGTGTGTGAGTGTAAGACACTCTCCTTAGAGTATATTAACGTCCTATAAATTGCGCCCAAAAATGGGAGGGGTGGGGTGCCTCCCTCCACCAAAAAAGTTGTCACCGCCAGCCGTACTGCGCACAAACTACGCACAACCTTGGGGGATATTAATTAATGTCCAACAATACTTGAGCCTTGGAGATACAACGCACTAGAATAAATATCTAGTGGGTGATGCCCGACCTCTGCCTGCCTCGCGCGTGTAGTTGCCGTCACACAACGTACAATATATATAATTATCCCTACTTCTTTGCAGTCTTTGCTGACTGCTTAAATGCTTTAGCAGTTGGCGCTCCTGCACTTCCTACCTTACGCATCTTCTCTCCAGATCCTGCTGCTATGCGCTTACGCTTTGCATGGATGTTAGCGTACAATCCCATCATACTCTTCTTTGCCATTACTCTCTCCTTCTACTGCATAACAATCCACACACACAATCTCATGCTCGATGCGTGTTCTGCCTTCCTTCGCTCCACAACGCTGACACATAGTAAACGTCACATAGTTCACTGTCCGATCACTCTGCCGCAACTGCTCCATCAGCCCAACTGATTGTAATGCTCTTGTCTTTCTCGACATCTTCACCTCTATTGGTTAAACCTCTCGGTGACATACGAGCGATGACCCATTTAAGAGTATCGATCTTCAATCGTCTTCGCTGCACCTCTGCATTAAGGAACCTACTGTCCATGTCATTAGGAAGATCCTCATCAACTATGTCTAGGCAATCATCGAGGAGCTTCTCCATCTGCATGATCCTAGCATTACTATACAGATCTTTTATCTCCTCATCATCACCCTGCAAGACGGCTTTGGAAACGGTATCCCGGTGAGGCATATCCTTGTCTTTACAGATAGCATTGAGACTTTCACCATCAGCTAAACGGAACGCAATCTTCTCCATTATCTCTTTGGTCACACTTATCCTAGTCATTGCTTCACTCTATTCTTCTTTGCTGACATTACTCTAAGGTTGCTCGGTGAGTTGTTATTCGGGTTACCATCCTTGTGATCAATGTGCTTGCCATCACCCTTACGGACTCTGCCTTGCTTCATCAGTGATCGTCTATTCTTATTCCTCAGATTACGTTCTTTGATCATCCTCGGTGAACTATGATACTTTGCGTACTCTGTATTCATGCGTTAGCCTTATTTCTTTTACTTATTGCTTTACCTTTTTTAATGGCATCAGCTTTTGATGAGGCTCCCCATGCCTGTAAGCTAAGAAGTAATCTTGTAGGACTACCATCAGGCTTTCGTTCTGGACCTTTTGCTGCACCCATACGTTGCAAGAATGATGCTCTTCTGGGATTGTCACCCTTCTTTACTGGTGGTTTAAGAGTGCCTTGCTTATAGCTGGCTCTACCTTTTGCATTTAGCCCACCTTTTGGGTTCTTGCCTTCTTTACGAGTCCATGCAGGAGATGACATTGTAATTCCTCAAAAAAATAGGCCACCCAAGGTGACCCAAGGTTAGGGAAATAATATGAACTAGACGTAAAAAAAGAGAGACATGAACCATCCACATCTCTCTTTAAACTAATACAAATACTATACGATACGATATTAGTACGACCGGGCAGTGAAACTTAGAGTTGTGGAAGCAACATATAGGAGTCACTGCTCCGATCATGCACTAAATCTATGGTGTTTCGATTAATTGGACAAGCATTAATATGCACTAATGCAACATTTCTGTATCTTTAAAAGACACTACCTTTGCCCACTCAGGTTTCTGATCAGCTATGCGTAGAGATAAACGTACCAATGCTGATACATACTCCTGCTTTGTAATATGTACAGATCTTCCAATCATCTTTGATATCTTGGTCCACTTAGGCCCACGTTCTCTGAATGCTGCTGAGTGACATACTGCCCAGATCAATCGTCTGTCTTCCTCAGTTGTGATAAGTCCAAGCCCCAGAGCAAGGTCATGCCTATCAATCTCTTTTGTGGTTGGTGAGATCAATCGCACTGGTGCATCTTTATCCCAGCCATATGCCTGCCAGGTCAATCGATACTCAGGCCATGATGCCATCTTTTGTTTTCGGTATGGTGACGGAAGTTTGCGCTCAGTCTCTGCTGCTTCCATGAATAGAATGTCAAGATCGGTAGCGGTCCACCTCATCAGACCCTACCTTCTAAGATAATACCTTCGAAGGTAATACCTTCAGGCGAATGTTTTATTTTTTTGTTAGGGGATGAATACCTTCGAGGCGATGATCTTCGAAGATAATACCTTCTAAGGTATAGACGTAAGAACGAAGTGTAATAAACCATTTTTTCGTGTCAATCCCTAATTTTTCATTCGTTCAATTTTTCCAGAGAACCAGCCAAAAATAGGTAATTTGCTGCATCAATAGCGTGATCCTCGTTGTACCCGGAGTTCTCCCAGCGCGCCAATTTCATCTCACAGAGCAACCGACAGACCATCGATGGGGTAATGTCCATCTCCAGGGTGTTTGACCATCTACGGGCAATTTTGCGGTACAGAGGGCGGTAATCGCCATAAGCCTGCCCACGGCTCTCCAATATAGCCTTTGCCTTCTCAGCAAGTTCTTTTGGGTCACTCATTGTTCATCCATCCCGAAAAACTCCTTTTGCGTTTCTTTTACTGTCCATTTGGCAGGGCATTGTACCGCATCAATTCTTCGAGCCATTCTCTCTGGACACATATTCAGTTCATTATGATGTCGAGCAACATTGGCACTATCAGCCGAAGCAAAAGGCCATCTGTCTCCACCAAGTGATAAGCCTCTGAGCATATGTACCCAAGTTTTATACCCTCTTTTTGTAAGTGCATTCCAAGCCTGATCAGCCCGTCTTTCCCATTGAGAGGAACCGATTTGCCAATATTCGCCAGATGAGCCAAAACAAACCTTTCCAAAATTTAAATCAATAAGGTTTAATAAATGACTGATGGGTTCGGCCATGTGCCAAACAACTGCTGAATATTCTTTTGGATGAGGCCATTGACTAATCAAATCAAGATTGTCTTGTGGTTCACCATCAATTACATCTGGCACAACCGCCCAATGTGGATGAGATAGTCTGGCCTCTAACCATTCATAATATCCCTTCCAGTCTGTCTTCTTGCCTTTGGTAAATGCGGTAAAGGCTCCATTGTCCCACATAACTGACTGACCATGCGTCAAACACCAATCACCATCTCTCTTATCTGCAAAGCTAACGCAAAAGTGTTTGCCTGCCATACTTAGAAGTTTTGAACGAGGAGTGATCGGTGTGCCGTGGTAGTGTATCAATCTTTTATTCTCCACCAGATGATTAGGGCGGCAAGCATTTTTCCTACAGTCATTAGGAGAAATCCGATTGGACTAAAAAAGCCTAGCATGGAAAGGAAGACTGCACTGTCTATCGGAGTTCCGATAGCAGAAGATAAAAGTATTCTCTGACCAAGTGGTCTTTTGGTATAGGTATAGACGGCCCAATCCACCATTTCCGAAATAGCAAAGGCAACCAAACTAGCATATGCTACAAATGGGTCAGCCATAAAATAACTGAGTATTGCGCCAATAAGCATGGCTATAAGGACTCGATGTCCAATCTCTCGTTGAGCAAAATCTCTAAGAATAAATACTGCCCCGACTACCAGGGACATTGGTGGAAACATCTCTCCGAACATTGGAATCATTGGAATGTAAATAAATCCCATGTTTACTAGAACTATTGCTGCGATATAACTTAGTGTAAATTTATATTTAACCATATTTAGATTTCCCTCTTTTTCTTGGACTTGCTTTTTTATTCTTCATTTTGTTTGCAATTCTGTAGGACTGCATCTTGTCCCTTTTAATCGGCTTCAGCGCAAATTCCTCTGCTATTGATTTCTTACCTTCCATCCACTTCCCTCGCATTCTTCACATTTCTCTTTA